CAAAAATGTAAAAGATACGATTCAAAAGCTTGACTTGCTACTAAATAAATGATATAATATGTTTTTGTGGATAAGTCGTTTATACATCGTTCATATACCGTTATACGAAAGGAAATACAATGAATAGTTTTGCAAATCTAAAGCGTGGTCGTTCTGACCTCTCTAAACTCACCAAAGCAATTGAAGCAACAAACCAGACCGGCGAAGGTGGTTCTAAAGACGATACTCGTTTTTGGCAACCTGAAGTAGATAAAGCTGGTAATGGTATGGCTGTGATTCGCTTTCTGCCTGCACCACAGGTTGATGGCGATGATGCTCTGCCATGGGTTCGTGTGTTCTCACATGGATTCCAGGGACCAGGCGGTTGGTTGATTGATAATTGTCTTACAACTCTGAATGAAAAATGTCCAGTTTGTGAGCATAACAATACATTATGGAATTCTGGCATTGAAGCAAACAAAGACATTGCTCGGAAGCAAAAACGCAAATTGTCTTATGTCGCCAATGTTCTGATTGTTTCTGACCCAGCCAATAAATCTAATGAAGGTCAAATCAAACTGTTTAAGTTTGGTAAGAAAATCTTTGATAAGATTACAGAAGCAATGAACCCTGAGTTTGCAGATGAAACACCAATTAATCCATTTGATTTGTGGGAAGGCGCTAACTTCAAATTGAAGATTCGTAATGTTGAAAGTTATCGTAATTATGATAAATCAGAGTTTGCTGAGAAGTCAGCACTCTATGATGGTGATGATGAAAAACTTGAGGCTCTCTGGAAAACAGAGTATAGTCTCAAAGAATTTCTTGAGCGTAAGAACTTCAAAACTTATGACCAGTTGAAACAAAGATTGGACAAAGCACTAGGTTTTGATGGTGCTGCACCTGCACCTAAATATAAAGCAGCTGATGTTACTGCTGACACATCTATCATTGATAAATCTATTGGTGAAGATGATGAAGATTTGGATTATTTCCGTGAATTAGCTGAAAAGGAATAATTGTTATAACTGATTCTAACCCATGCCATGCAAGTGCTACCCCGGCCGAGTGCCGGGGTTTTTATGCATAACTAGCTGATACTAAAGCATCAACAATATTTCTATCATATGCAGATGCTGGTTTTCCTGTTGGTGCCGAAGCAGCTGTGGTTGTTCTTTGAGAATTATCAATGACAACACTACTGCCACCACCAGAAGATGTTCGTTGACCTTCAGCAACAGCCGTTGATGCTGTAGCGACTGTCGCACCTCTGGTTTGAGTGGGAGTGACAGGTGTTGCAGATGAACTGCTTGATGGTTTACTCATATTGCTTGAAGCACTTGCTAAAACTGGAGCTGCACCTGTAATTGCTCCAGCACCTCCCGTAAACATTGCTAACTCAGAACTTCTTCTTGTCACCAAACCAGGTAAAACTTTTCCTCCGGCTTGATTGTATTGTGGTAAAGCTCTTGCTATTTCATCATCAGTTCTTTTTCCATCATTTGTTAAATTTTTTAATTGACCTGGACCTAAATTATAAACAAAAGATGCTAAAGCATCCATTTTACCTTGATCCCAATTATAACCTTTTTGTTTAGCATAACTGGCCACAAATTGATAAGATTTAGATAATTCATCACGCAATCTTTTATCAGCTTCGGCTTCAGTAATAATTTCATCTGGACTATTTGCTTTCGTTCCGTAACCAATGCTATATTGTTTAAAATCCCAAAATGCTTTTGATGTTCCTTTACTCTTTGCAAGAGCTGGATTTTCTTTTTGTTTTAAGAAATCAATTAAATTATCACTTGGTCCGGTGCCAGTTGGAGTAACAGCTTTTGTTGGACTTGTTGATTCAATTGGCGCAGCAGGTGAAGGAGAAACCACCGGAAATGGTGCTTGTGTTGCTGTTGTTTGTGTTGGAGATGTTGATGGTTCTCCAGATGTTACATATCCACCAAAGCCTGTTCTAATTGCTTCTCCAGATCCACTTACTACAGCATTTGATGGTACTGTTTCTGATGTAGGAGTAATAGCGGGAGTTGGTGTTGTTGAAATTTCTGGTGGTGCAGATAATCCTAATCTTCTTCTTTCTGCCTCACTTTCATCAGGCAAAGCTGAAACTGCATCTCTTCGATCTAATTCTGTGGCAGCCGCACGAACCGTAGGATCCTCTGATGTTCTCATGCTTTCACGAGCTTTTCTTAATTCTTCTTCTGATGCTTGTGGTGCGGTTGGTTCTGCTCGACCTCCTTGTTCAGGAGTATACCCACCACCTTTTTCCATTTCACCTACTGTTTGAGCTTCTCCAGAATCTTTTTTTATAAGAAAGTAGAAAAGGCTTGCAAGACCAGCAATACCTAAAATTGGTAATGTAGCAGATGCTAAGAAAGGTAAAACTTTTGCTAAAGCACCAGAAACTTTTCCGCCGGCTGCACCAGCTGCGGCGCCAAGTAGAGCATCTGACAATCCAACGGTCTCTACAAATAGTGCAGTAGATTTTGATTGTCCGTCTCTTTTTGAAGCAGCAGTTAAACTAGATGCACCAATTGAACCAGCTTTACCTCTTAATTTAGAGAAAGCAGATTCGAAAGCTGATTCTCTTTCGCCCGCTCTTTTAAAAAACATATCGCCTTTTGTTGCAGCAGTACCACCTTGGATTTTAACCAATTTTGCAACATTTTGCCGCATCAAATTCATATCTCTTGCCATTGCTGGAAGAATCATTGTATTTTTTGCGGTCATTTTTGATGCAGCAATAACTTCTGTTAAAGCACCAGAGTCTAATTGTGTTGGTGATGTTATTTTAGATTTGAGTGAATCTTCACTTATAGGTTTTATTGCACTATACGATTTAAGAGAAGGAAACATGGTAGCAATTAATCCGCTTCGATCAAACATTTGCCTTGGATCAATTTTTTCGGCTAATCTTTTTCCTAAAGTAGATGTTGCTCCGCCACCAGTTTTAGATTCTTGTTTGTATATTTCTGCTAAGCGTGACATTTATTTTTTTGCCCTTTGTTGCAATTTAATTTTTTCGTTTTCTTCTTCCAAATATTTAATTAACATTGTAAGATAAATTTCCCTTTCCCACGGTATCATACTTTCTAATTCTGTCAAACTGTATTTGTGGTGTTGCATCATAGCAAAATTTGTCTGATAGTAATTATTCAGATTATCGTGTGAAAGGGTCAGATGAAAAAATTTTGTAGACCCTCTAAAACAATGTTTTCTTTATAACCACATTTACGGCAACTAAATGTTAAATCTTTTTTAAGTTTAGGAGAAGTTTCAAAAAATTGTTGTATTTTTTCTAAATCTTTTTGTTGAAGGTTGTCAATAAATTCTACAAGCTCTTCTTTTGAAACATCTTTTGCATAATAAATTTTATCAGTATCAAAAATATAATCTATACAGTTTATGAGAAGCTCAATCAATATTTCTTCTTCTGTTTGACTACTTAATTTTGATACTATCTCAAATGTTGGATATTTCATTACTATGCCTAAATTATCAGTCAACATAATTTTTTTATTATGATTTGGATTCTTAATTGGTTGAATCTCTAACAGATTAATATCAAATTTTTCTACTGAACCACAAGTTTTCTCTTCGTTCTTTTCATCTACAATTTTATTGTTACATTTGTATTGCAGATTTACAACTTCATTTACAGACCTAGCTCTTAAATTTAAGAAGATGTATTCTAAATCAAATACAGGTAAAGATTCAACATCAATATCATCAAGTATACAATTTTTAGATATTTGTTTAACGACATTGAGAGAATCTTTTGTATCCTCTGAATGTGTTGCCATCAGTAATAACTTTTGTTCTTTGACAAGAAACGGTCTAAAACGAATCTTCTTTCCAGAAGATAAAAGCTCAAGTTCATAAATTGGTACATCAATTTTAGGTAACATAATAACCTCGCTTGTTTAATTAAAATGCACGGCCGATAGGCAATTTTCTTGCAGCAACTGATCCAAATAGTGCCGTTGCGGCCGATGCTAAATTATAATTGCCATCATAAATTACTTTATATTTCTGATAAGCAAAATTAATTTGTAAACGATGAAAATTTTCTTCTGACCAACTTAAAGACTGAGGTGCAATTCCTATTGGAAAAGCATCAATCAATTCTACTGCATAAATTTGTTTAATGAATTCATCATATTGAACTATTTTAATGTTGCACAAATATCTTGTAGTATCTCCTTTTGAAAATCTTAGATTATTTGTATCTGATGGATGAATCGATTCAATCCATCGATCAAAGAGTTTTCTTTCAAAAAAGTCATTTGTGCAAAGAAATGTAAAGCTTGTATCATTATATTGTGTTTGATATGGCACTTTGAATGTAGGACCATAAATTTTTACATCAGCTGTTTGTAGTGTTTTGCCTGGCAATTCTGCTGTCTCACATTGCAATGCCAAATATCTAGATAAAGAAGCATTAGAGGTTCTTGTTTGGTCATCTGCTTGGCCACTACGACCAAAAGCCGTACCTATTGCATCTGTAACATCAGTAAAGATTGAATTTGGAAAGTTTAATATTTTTTCAATAATTGAATTACCAACAAACTGATTTACATAAGCCGGAATAGGAAGTATGACTTCAAATCGTGATGGTTTTGCAAGACCATCTTTACCACGAATATTTGCTAAAAAAAGATTTGGTGAAAATGACATTTAAAATTTCTTTCGTGAATCGGAATAAACTTGCCCTTCTTGAGCATTTACAAAGGTTTCCATTGGTAATAGTGCAGCAATATCCCACTCATCAGCAGATATCTCTAAAAACCGTGAAGTAACATGGTTGTAAAGATATCTCTTGATGCATGGCATAGCTTCAAAAGCAGATGATGCTCGTTTAAGATAATCGTAACTTATTTTTAATTTTGTTTTCTCATCAAATTTATTGTTTGAAGCAGTCTCACTTAATTTATCCAATAATATGATTCTTTGCCTTGGGTGAATGTAATGTAAATTCAACCCTAAGAAACCGTCTGAGTATTGTTCTATTGGTATTACCAATGGAAACCTGTCGTAATATGGCATTGAATCTTTTGTCTTTGGATCATAGTAGTAAAAATACATCTTTCCAATAAATGACTTATCTTTTAATCTTTGCCTATCACGAATTAAGGATGCAGGAGATGGT